CCAGGAAGGACGTGGAGAAGTTCGAGAAGGCTGTGGGGACGGCTCGTATCCTTACGGTGCCTCTCGCCTCAGGGAGAGTAGTTGAGGTGGACACCGAGGATTGGAGATCCCGGTTTCCTTTCCGGGCCCACTTCGGCGTCACACCTCAACAAGTGCTCCCAGAGGTTCGGATCCACAGAGAGGTCTTCCCCAACAATCCGCTGTCCCTGAAGCTCACCACTGGGAAAGGGTGTTACACCCCAACCGGTGAGGAGTTGTTCAGGGACGCCTGGTGGATCATGCAGGACCACGTCCTGCACCCACCTGGGACCGTGCCCACCTATTGGCCCATGCTCCCGGTTCTGCCGGATTTCCGGCCAGAACCAGGGCGGGGCAGGGGGCATGGCGCGGTGCGTTGTCGGGTTCAGCCGGATGGGAAGGCGAGGTTTTACTTCGCCCCGCCGCGCTGGTTGCAGTTCCTGCTAGATCCCTGGGCGAGGGAGCTGTACTCCCAGCTCAGGAAGATCCCGCAGGACTTTACGTACAACCAGGCGGCAGGAGCTGAATTGGTCGCTGAATGGTTGAGGTCAGGGAAGACCGTCTGGTCTTTTGACCTCAGTTCGGCGACCGACCTCTTCCCCCTACCGGTCACCCGGACAGTCCTGTGGTCCCTATCTTCAGATAGGAACAGGCCGTGGGTGGACCTCTTCTGTTGGATTTCGAGGCTCCCGGCTCGGACGGCCTATCCTGGGGCCCGCTCAGAGGTGATAAAGTGGCGATGTGGGCAGCCCCTTGGGACTGTCCCATCATTCGCCGCCTTTGCCCTTAGCCACCATGCAGTGGTTAGGGCCCTCTGGGCTCGGCTAGGAGGCGACCCTAGGTCGGCCCCCTACTGTATTGTAGGGGATGACCTGGTCATCGCTGACCCGAGGTTGGCGGAGGCCTACCGAGACTTTTCCACCCTCTTAGGGCTGGAAATCTCGGAGCCGAAGTCCCTCGCAGGGAGGCTTGGTGAGTTTGTGGGGAGGCTCATCGCCCCAGATGGTGTAGGGTTCAAGCTCAAGGCCCCGCCGGGCCTTGATGCGAGGACCCTTGCAGCGTACCTCTCCCTTATTGGGACGAGGGCTCTGCGCATCTGGGAGCAATCTCTGCTGAGGGACGTGATCGCCCTTATCCCTAGGGAGGGCTATCCAGGGAGTAACCCTGGAGGCCTACCGCGGGAGGTGGTGGATCAGTTCCTCGTAGAGTACTTCTCTCGTGAGAGAGAAGTAGAGCCTCCTCGGGTCTACGCGGTTGACCCAGATCATACTGTGGAGGCCCGTATTGGGCCCTTATACAGTATGTCTCTGGTTCTCCCGCGGGACCCGACCACCACCGAGTGGGAGCCGCGAGGCTCCGCTAAGAGCGGGCCGGGCGGGGCTCCGGAACCCTCCCCATACGGGGAGCGGGTCCCGGGCTCCGACCGTTCCCCCGGCTGGCTCCGTCGTGTGCGGGAGGCGATCCACGCTTCTGGGATAGCCCAGGTGTGGCGCCTCATTCGCCACGGCAGATGGAGCCGGCGTGGTGGCGGCCAGGGCTCTCGGACCGCATGACTCCGCAG